GATGACATTTATTTAAAGAGGTATGCTACAGCATTACTCAAAAGACAGTGGGGCGCAAACCTTAGTAAGTTTAGTGGTGTAGCAATGTTGGGTGGCGTAACGATGAATGGTGAAACTATATTTACTCAAGCGCAAGAAGAATTGCAAAAATTAGAAGAACAGATACAGTTAGCTTATGAATTGCCAGTAAACTATATGATAGGATAAGTCATGGCAGTCAATTCAATATTTCATACCAGTAATGTTGCGGCATTAGCAACTGAACAAAATTTATATAGAGATTTGGTTGTTGAGTCTATTCAGATATATGGGCACGATGTTCATTATCTAGATAGAACTCTTGTCAATGAAGATTCAATTCTTGGAACAGACAATCTTGCAAAATTTATTACACAAGCAAAAATTGAAATGTATATGGAAGATAGTGAGGGTGGTTTTGCTGGTGAGAAAGAACTGATGGGTCAGTTTGGTTTGCAGAATTTAAGTGAAGCTACATTTGTTGTTGCGAAGGAAAGATTTCAAGACCTCACAAAACAGATTACTATAGAGTCTGGAACTGATACTCTTGGTGGTTCTATTTTGCTAGAGGATGGCACACTTGACAGTGGGACAGTTGAAGCCTCAGCATCATTTGAAAGCGGTTATTTAATATCAGAGGCAACATCTACAAATTCAGATAGACCACTAGAGGGTGATTTAATTTTTCATCCTATCCTATCAAAATTGTTTCAGATAAATTTTGTTGACCATGATGAGCCATATTTCCAACTTGATAATAATCCGGTTTATAAACTGCGTTGTAGATTGTTTGAGTATAGCTCTGAAATTCTTGATACAGATATCACTGCGATTGATGTGATTGAAGATAATTTATCTACTGATACTCTTGCACTACAATTTACAATGGAGCAAGATTCTGCAACCATTGACGCATTGTTACTAGAGAGTGGATTTGGAAGAATTATACATGAAGACGATGCAAATGATGAGGTTGTCGCACTAGAAACCAGTGATATGACAACATCTGCTGGCGTTCTTCTTGGTGAAGATAGTGGCTTCTTGTTACAGGAAGACTATATAATAGGTGATGGAAGCACAACCGCTGATGGTAATGTAGATACTTCGGCACAAAATGAATTATTTGATGACGCTGATAATTCTGTATTGGATTTCACAGAAACAAATCCATTTGGTGATGTAGGAGGCAGTTCATAATGTTAGGACAACAGTTCTACCACGAAACAATCCGAAAGATAATTGTAGGGTTCGGTACAACATTTAATAATGTTCAATTGGTGCGAAAGGATAGTTCGGGCAATGTTGTTCAATCTATGAAAGTTCCTCTTGCATATGGACCTAAAGAGAAGTTTTTAGTTCGCCTTAGAGCAGACGCTGATTTATCCAGTAAAGTTGCAATCACGCTTCCCAGAATTGGTTTTGAGATTCAAAATCTATCATACGATTCAACTCGTAAATTGAGTCGTGTGCAAAAGTTTAAAAAAGTGAAAGATGATACGAATAGGCAGTTAGATTCTCAGTTTATGCCAGTGCCGTATAACTTGGAAGTTGTTTTATATGTTCTAGCAAAGCAATCAGATGACGCACTTCAGATTGTAGAACAGATTTTACCATTCTTCCAACCAGACTACACAATCACAATAAACGATATGTCTGATATGGGTATTAAAAGAGATGTACCCATTGTTCTGAATGGGATATCCTATGAGGACAATTACGAAGGAGAGTTTGAACAACGAAGAGCATTAATATATACGATGAACTTTACATGTAAATTTTACTTGTATGGCCCTGTTTCTTCACAGAACGTCATTAAGACTGCTCAAGTTGATCAATTTGCTGACCTACCAGATCAGTCTCCAACAAGAGAACAGAGATACACAGTCAGTCCAAAACCATTTAATGCAGACGCTGATGATGATTTTGGTTTCAATGAAACAACATCGTTCTTCACAGATTCCAAAGAATTTAACCCTGTAACTGGAAAAGATGAATAACCATGTCTAATGAAATAATTGACAAAGCTCTAGGAATCGATCAGATTGATCCCGACAAAAGAGTTTGGGAATATGATGATGATGGAACTAAGATTTATAAAGTAGATCAGGGATATTCAACTAAAACACCGTATGAAATATCATCACAGGAGATAACACCCCCATCCCAAGAAAATCGAAATAACACTAATAATGATCATGTGGAGAGCGATTATGAATACCAAAGACAAAACTTCTACAATTTGGTCGAAAGAGGAACGGATGCAGTGGAAGGAATACTGGAACTCGCCAAAGAATCGGACCATCCACGGGCATATGAAGTTGCCGGAAATCTTATTAAACAGGTTGCTGAAGTCACTGAAAAACTTGGTGACCTACAAGAGAAAATGAGAAAACTCAAAGAGGTGCCAAACAACGCACCTAAAAGTGTGACAAATGCATTGTTTGTGGGGAGTACTGCTGAGTTGCAGAAAATGTTAAAAGAGAAATAACATGGCTAACCAAGACCAATATTTGGGCAATCCGAATCTAAAGAAAACAAATACTGCTGTTGAGTTTACAAAAGAAAATATTCAAGAGTATCATAAGTGTGCTGAAGACCCGCTTTATTTCATAGAGAACTATGTACAGATTGTTTCATTAGATGAGGGTCTTGTGCCTTTTGAGATGTATGATTTTCAAAAAGGTATGGTTTCAACTATGCACGAAAATAGGTTTTCTATTTTTAAGTTGCCTAGACAATCTGGTAAATCAACAATTATCATCAGTTACCTCTTACACTACGCATTGTTTAAACCAAATGTAAATATCGCTGTTCTCGCCAATAAATCCTCAACTGCAAGAGATATTTTAAGTAGACTACAACTTGCATACGAAAACCTTCCCAAATGGATGCAACAAGGCATCATAGCTTGGAACAAGGGTAATATAGAGCTAGAGAATGGTAGTAAAGTTATAGCAGCTGCTACATCTTCAAGTGCAATTCGAGGAGGTTCATACAATGTGATTTTCTTGGATGAGTTTGCATTTGTTCCATCAAATATCGCAGAGCAGTTCTTCGCTGCTGTCTATCCGACAATTACCTCTGGTCAAAACACAAAAGTTATTATGGTGTCAACTCCTCATGGCATGAATATGTTCTATAAGATATGGGTGGACGCACAAGAAAAAAGAAACGACTATATTCCTGTAGAGGTTCATTGGAGTGAAGTTCCTGGCCGTGATGAAGCGTGGAAAATAGAAACTATACGAAACACATCTGAGTCACAATTTAATTCAGAGTTTGAGTGTGAGTTTTTGGGTTCAATCAATACATTGATAAGTTCAGTGAAATTAAAACAGCTGACTTATAAAACACCTATTCATTCAAATGTTGGAATAGATATTCACATTCGTCCAGAAGAAAAACGCACATACATGCTGACCGCTGATGTTTCTAGGGGAACTGCAAATGACTATTCTGCATTTGTGGTTTTTGATGTCACAGAAATTCCATACAAGATTGTTGCAAAGTTTAGAGACAATGAAATAAAACCACTACTGTTTCCTACCAAGATACATGAAGTTGCGAAGGCTTATAACAATGCATATGTGATGGTTGAGGTAAATGATATTGGTGAACAGGTCGCAAACACTTTACAGTTTGATTTGGAGTATGAGAACCTAGTCATGGCTTCTATGCGTGGGCGAGCAGGCCAAGTCCTTGGAGCAGGCTTCTCAGGGGGCAGAGCGCAATTGGGGGTTAGAACAACTAAAGCTGTGAAGAAGATTGGATGTTCAAACCTCAAACAATTAATCGAGGATAATAAACTAATTGTTGAAGATTATGACTGTGTTAATGAATTATCTACATTTATTAGTAGAGGTCCATCCTATGCCGCTGATGATGGGTGTAATGATGACTTGGTTGCTTGTATGTTTATGTTTAGTTGGGCCACAGACCAGACATACTTTAAAGAACTCACTGACAACGACATAAGAATGACCATGATGAGAGAACAACAAGATATGCTGGAACAGGACATGGCTCCATTTGGTTTTATAGTGAATGGCGTTGATGACCCCTTTGAAGATGAGATTGATGAATACGGCACTAGGTGGACATCTGTAGTTAGAGACTATAAGACAAATTGGTAAAAACCTAAATAAATTCTATTAGGTCATTATCAACTTTGATAAAACAGTTTGAACACAGAATTTTTGACTCACCTATCAAATGAAATATTTCTTTTCTGCTTTTATCATTGGTGCCCACTCGTTTTGTTAACTTGCGAATTTCGGAGTCATGAGGATGAAATTTCAGGCAGATAGTTTCGCTTTCACCACAGTGAATACACGATTTATCTGCTAAAAGCTCGTTTAATATCACGATTCTTTTGTGATAGTTTCTACGAGATACTCTTTTGATTGTCTCTTTGTATTTTTCATAGTGTTCATTCATGGTATTTATTTATAAGTTATAACACTTATAAAACGGTCAGTTTAGGAAATCGAATATTATAAATATTCTTAAATACAACAAGACTTCGGTAAAGGAGTAAAGAAATGAGTTTTTTAAAGTCTCCTGGCGTACATGTAAGAGAAATTGATCTTACAACAATTGTCCCAGCAGTTTCAACATCGATTGGTGCTATTGCTGGTGCTTTTGAAAAGGGTCCAGTTAATTCAATCGTAACTGTTGGTAGTGAAGAAGATTTGGTCAAAGTTTTTGGGAAACCCCAAAATAGTTCAAATCAGTTTGAAACATTCTTCACCGCTGCAAATTTTCTTCAATATACAGACCAACTAAAAGTTGTTCGTTGCGAATCTGGTGTTACTAATGCGATAGCATCTGGAACATCAATTCTTATTCGTGATGACGATCACTATGAAGATTCATTTGAAGATGGTCAAGCTTCAGTTGGTGAATGGGCGGCAAGAACCGCAGGAATACATGGTAATTCGTTAGGTGTATCCATTTGTGCTAATGCAACTGCATATGAAGAGACTGCTGTAACAACCACAAGTGCTGAAGAGGCTCTTGGTCAGACAGTTATTAGTGTAACTGATGGTACAGTTTTCACCATTCATGATATTGTTAATTTTGGTGAAACACTAGGATTTGAATATCAAGTAACGGCTGCTGATGCTTCTACTATCACAATTAAACTCAAAGACGATCCGAATGGTGTTGGTCTTCAAAGCACAATCGCTTCGGGTACAAATATTAGACGCCGGTGGAGATTTTATGATTTGTTTGATGCCGCTCCAGGCACATCAGATTATGCTACACAAAACCAAAGAGGAACACTAGATGAGATTCATGTTGTTGTATATGACCAACAAGGGGAAATTAATGGATTTGCTGTAGAGAGTAATGGTAATAGAACAAGTGCTGTCTTAGAGACATTTGCAAACCTCTCTAAAAATCCAAATTGTAAATCACCACAAGGTGATAGTGTTTACTATGCAGACAAAATTTTTAGGACTTCTAGTTTTATATACTGGATGGATCATAATAGTGCCGGAACTAACTGGGGCACAGACTTCACTGGTGAAACAAGTCAGATCGTCATGGAAGATGGTGGAACTGACGGCGCCGGTGCGAATGCTGGAGATAATATTGTTCTAGATGCTACTGGCACTTCAAATGAAGACGAAAACGGCAATATCGAGCTTGAAATTGGTGGTACTTCATACGCTGCGTTGGATACACCAACAACATCAAATCTTAAAAATGGTACTGATGATTATGCGGTAACTGCTGGAGAACTTGAAATAGCTTATGATAATTTTGAAGATACAGAGTCGGTTGATGTTAATCTTATTCTTGGTGGTAAAGGTGGTGGTGCCGGTGACAGCGCATCCACACAAGATACGCATGTTACCATGTTACATGCACTTGTAGAAACAAGAAGAGATTGTGTTGCTTTTGCTTCTCCACACCGTTCTGCAACTGTGGGGGTTTCAAGTTCTATAACTGCTACAGATAATGTTGTTGATGCATTTGACCTTTGTCCCTCATCCTCATATATGGTATTTGATAGTTCATATAAACAAATGTATGACAAATACAACGATGTTTTCCGATTCGTTCCAATGAACGGTGACACAGCTGGACTTTGTGCTTTCACAGATCAAGTTGCTGACGCTTGGTTCTCGCCAGGTGGGTTTAACAGAGGTAATGTGAGAGGTGCAATTAAACTTTCTTATAATCCTAAGAAATCTGAAAGAGATCAGCTGTATCGGGCAAGAATTAATCCTATTGTTGATTTTCCAGGCCAAGGTGTAGTATTGTTTGGTGATAAGACTGCACTTGCAAAACCCAGTGCATTTGATAGAATCAATGTTAGAAGATTGTTCTTAGTTTTGGAAAAAGCTATTTCAACTGCTGCTAAATTCTCTCTCTTTGAATTCAACGATGAATTTACGAGAGCACAATTTAGAAATCTCATTGAACCTTTCTTGAGAGATGTTCAAGGTCGTAGAGGTATTTTTGACTTTAGAGTGGTTTGTGACGATACGAACAACACTGGTGAGGTCATAGACCGAAATGAGTTTATTGGTGACATTTATATCAAGCCAGCCAGATCAATTAACTTCATTACTCTTAACTTTATTGCGGTTCGCACTGGTGTAGAGTTTAGTGAAGTAGTAGGACAATTTTAAGGAGTAACTTCACATGGCACAAATAGATGATTTTAAAGCAAATTTACTTGGCGGAGGCGCTCGGGCAAATCAATATAGAGTTACCATTACTCCACCATCTGGAATTGCAATTGGTCTGGATGTTCGTAGGGCTTCATTCTTGGTGACGGCATCTAATCTTCCAGCACAAACTTTAGGTGAAATTGCAATCCCCTTTAGAGGAAGGCAGATTTATATTGCTGGAGATAGAACCTTTGATGACGCTTGGACAACAACATTTATGAACGATACTGACTTTATGGTTCGTAACGCAATGGAATTATGGATGAACGGTATCAACGATCTCGCAGAAGCAACCGGAGTAACTGCTCTTGCAGATTATCAAACTGACTTACAGGTTGAACAGTTAGATAGGGATGATACAATTCTCAAAAGTTATATTTTTAGAAGTGCATGGCCTACTTCACTTTCTGCAATAGATTTAACTAATGACCAAGCAGATTCG